TATGAACAAAAAGATTGTTTCTTTTGATCTGATCTATACCTGCTAGTATTGTATCTTTCTTGACTGGCTTTGCATTTATGCCAGCTCTTACCATCTCTGCTATACCCTGTGGATTTGCTGAATCACAAATGAAATCATCTTTGAGATTTATGTTAAGGTCCTTAATCTTGTAAATAAGGTCATTTATGGTCGTGTTTCTAAGATATAGTAATTCCTTCACATAAATTGATTCGTTGTCTTTATGGACCTCTATTAAAGTCGTAGGGTCATTATACCCGAAGTCTACTGAATACCCAAGTTTCTTTGCTGATGGTGGTAGTTCAGTATATTCTTTTTGGTGTGAGAAAACAACTCTTGTTGGAATACCTTTAAGACCAAGACCGAATACTCTCCATAAATTTGGATCTCTGTCTTTTAGTTTCTCAATCTCTTCTACCTGTAGTTTTGGTAGGAAGGGGTTGTCCTTATAAGTCACAATCTTGTATAGACAATCAGGATCACTTTCCAAATCATATAACCATGACTGCCATAGTGAGGGGTTGAAATCCAATATCATTCTTTCACCAGTTCTCAGTGATAATTGAACATACTCATCATAGGTTATCTCTGTTGCCTCATTGACAAATCCTATGTCTCTCTTTCTTCCTCGTAATTTTGTTTCATCATCTACGGAGAACCATTCAATAATATTTGATCCAAGTTCATAATAACCATCAACAGAGTGCCACTTGGAATCATCATAAAGATCCAACATCAGTAAGATCTCTTTTAGATCCCTGAGGACCGATCCTTTGAGTGCTGGTAGTGTTTTTCTAATTATTGAATATACCTTATTCTCTTTATTCAATAGATCTATAACCAACCATAAGATGATGTTATAAGTCTTACCTGCTCTTGACGATCCTTGAAATACACAAACACGCTTATTGGTTTCCTGTAGTAATTGAAATACCTCCGTTGTCTGTATTTTCATTCTGTTTCTTTTCTAATGCTTCTTTTAGTTTTTGGTTGAATAGATCTGTATATCTTTTTGCAGCACCTCTCAGTCTTTCGTTTCGTGCTTTGACTCTTCTTCTGTGGGCTTTCTCCCCACCTCTCTTTTGTGATTTTGGCATTATAATAATTTACCTTGAACCGGTTTATTCTTTTCGTGTTCTATTCTCGCTTTCGCAATATCCATATACTCCTGTTCTTTTTCAATACCGATGAAATTGACCCCACATCTAACAGCCGCTTTACCTGTTGAACCACTACCCATAAACGGGTCTAATACTACTCCATTTGGTGGGGTAATGAGATTGATTAGATATCTCATTAGGTCTGTAGGTTTGACTGTGGGGTGATTGTTCTTTAATCCGTTAGTATTGTCCTGTAGTTTTTCTTCTGCTGCCGCTTTAGATGTCTTATCTTTACGAGGTAATTTACTCATCGCTTCAGCCCATTCTTCAGGGTTCTTTTCTTTGTATATTATTGTTCCATCTTCTCTTCTTGGTCTTTGATGAAATACACCTACTTCCTCTGGCATACCCTCGTTTCTATCTTTCTTTGCTGCCTTGGGACAATAGAAGAAACGACTGGCTCCACCTTTCAATGTTCCACTCTGTTCGTCCAATAGTTGTCCCGCCTCTTCATCAAAGATTATGTTTGCTGGAAATCTACCTGACTCATTATACTCTTTGAAATCTTCGTTCTTAAAATAACCATCGGGTAAATGATTTCCAAAATATTCTTTCTGGTCTTTTCTAACTCTTGGTCTATCAAAGTTGATGTTCTCTTTGTCTTTCATTTCAATCCTTGAACCATCAATATTTATTCCACCTGTTCCGTGTTTCAATACATTCTCTGCGATGGACTTTTCACTTAATGGTTTTCGTGCCATCACTATTGGTTCGTGTGCTGGTTTGAGTGCTGTTCCCCAACCTTCCCACTCTTTCGCTTCTTCAATATTAGCAATTGTAATATCAACCTCTGCTACTATTGTTCCACCAACAGAATTACCTTCACCTCCATTAAACAATCCTGAACTCTTTGTTCCAATTACTTCTCTCTCTGCTGATTGTAATAGATTTGATATTTCATCTTTTTCTTCTTCTGTTGCGTTGATTACCTTACTAATTACTTTCCATTTTTCTACTGTTGGTAATGTTGTCGTCCATGGGTCAGGTTTATTGCTTTCTGTTTTAATATATCCTGAAGCATTAAATCCACACTCTTCACTTATCTTTGATAATGATTTTCCACTCTTATCATAAAGTCCTTTAAGTTTTAATTTTACTTCATCACAACTCATATCAACTCTACCAGCAATCTTATCTATCGCTTTACCGATGTTATGTGATTTAGGAAACCCTGATCCAAATACCCACATAATCTGATCTCTAATTTGGAAACCACTATCCTCAAATGCTGTTGCCATTCTGTGGTAAGTTCGTGGTGCTGAAAATGATAATGCGTGTCCTCCTGGTTTTAGTATTCTAAAACATTCACGAGCCCATAACTCACACCAATCCTGAAACCATTTACCTTCCTTAGCTCCTCCTATTGGAAGACCTGGTTGAACTCCTTTTGAGAACCCACCTTTAACAGGACTTTTACCATCAGCAAATCTTTCTTCACTTCTATTCTTTTCTCTCTCAATTAGTTCTTGATGTTTCTGTGGATTGTCCCACTCCTTATTCATAAATCCAATTCCATAAGGGGGATCTGTTACAACTGAATCAACTGAGTTATCTGGTATTGTTTTTAATACCTCAAGGCAATCTCCTAATCTTAAATCTATATTCATATTATCGTTTTACAAATGATCCTCCAATATAACCCCCATGAGTTATTTCGTATTGGTAATTATACTTCTCAATCCATTCAATGAACGCCAGTCTTTCGTGTTCATCATATTCCACTTCATTACCATGCCAGTCATCAAACCTAATAAAGATTTCATTCCACTCACATTTGGTTAGGAACTCCAATGATGATACTGTTGGTTCATAGATATCAACATCAACATTTGCTGCTGCTAACTTACCAATACCATAATCGTTGGGGTGAGTTAAATCATGAACATCAGATAGGATCAATTCAATATTATCTCTTCTTGATAGTTTCTCTTTTGCTTCCTCAATGTTCTTTGGGATATGTCCTGCTTGATAGTCAGGGTGACCAAGAGCAAATGCTCCTTCGGTCCAATCACTACTTGATGGTAATGACTTTGATGTCTTTTCCAATCCTTGAAAATGATCTATTGTATAAATCTTTTTATCAGGGAATTGTGATGCCAGAAATAGTGCTGACTCACAAGTGAAAGTTCCGAACTCAATTATATCTCCTTTGAGATTGTATTTCTCTACCATTTCTTTGATGATGGGTAGATCACATCTTTCCATGTTGGGACTTGTATTCATTATTCATCCATTTTTTTCCAAAGTTGTTCTTTGACTTGTTTGATTATTTGGTAGTATTCTTTTGTTGCTGGTGTTTGTTCCTCTGATTGTAAGAACTCCAATTTGTCAAGTAAGGTCATGTATAAAAACCTATACTGCAAAAATGTTAGATTGAGTTTTAGTTTCTCCTCACTCATTATCTTCAATTGTTTTTTTGATTATTTCAATCTCGTATTTCTTTGTTCCTTCAATCTTCTCTCCTCCTGATGTTATATCCACTTTCTTTTCTGTGTTCCATTCATCACCGAACTTGTTTCTCATTACGAGTGAATATAAGTTTGAATTTAGGTTCTTTGATGTTCCATCTTTGAATCCTTTTCTTGGTATTGACGCCCACCATGTATGTGATGCTTCCCTCATTGCATTGACGGCTTCCGAAAAATTTGGTTCTTCGTCAAGTAATCTATAAAAAGTATCCTTTGATATTCCGAGATATACTCTCGCATCAACATCTAACATACCTTCCCTACCCATCTCAAGTAGTCTAAGTTCCCATCCATTTGGTAAGTCACTCAGTTTCTTTTTTGGTCTTCCTAATTGCATTATGTTAATCTTTGTTGTAGTTTATCAAGCTTCGCATTTATTCTCTTCTTACAGATTACATCACAATATCCTTGAACTGATTCTTTGAGGTGTGATAGAACAAATGCTCTAAACCATTCTTTTTCCATTTCTGATTTATCTTCCATTTGGAAGTAAGCT